AGCAGCAACTGTTCCACCTAAAGTGTCTAATGAAATTTCTTTTAAGTTTGTTCCATCAGAATATGCTGCGTAAATTTTTGCTTGATCTAAAGTAAATCCTGATCCTGATGCAGTTTTAATTGTAAGGTTAGCTGGATTTGTTAAACCCGTTGCATCGAAGATATAAAATTTTTCAATTGAATCTGGTATAGTACAAACTGTGCTCGCTGCAATTGTTGCAGTTGCAAATTTGATTACCATGTTTCTTGCGTTTGAAGCAGCACCATCACTCATTACGAGAGCAAGAGTACCACCACTTGAAAGCGTTACTTGTTCAAAACCTGCTACGGCTTGTTGAATTAAATTTAAATTTGTGTTTGTCTTATCCCCCCATGTACCAGCATTTTCACCTGTGACCATGAGTTCTAGTTTAAGATCTGTAGAATAACTTGATGCCATAAAAAATTCTCCTTAAATAAATATATATTACTATAATTAAGCCGCTAGATCAACATCACTCCACGTATTATTTACCCCTGGATCTACTTCTGCCCAAGCAGTAGTTCCAATGGAACCTGCGCTAATAGACATTGAAATACCTGATACATCAATATCCGCAGTTCCAATTACCGTTACATCACCTACACCTCCTGTTAGTGATAATCCTGAAACAGGATAAAGTGAGGCTTGTTCTGCATTTCCAATAGATAATGTTAATTGTTGGCCTGTTACAGCTTCAGTAGTGCCTTGTACAAGTGTAAATGTACCTAATGTCATTGTCGCTGAAATACCGGTAACATCGACTGAAATTTTTGGTTCAGGAACTACTTGACCAATAGATGTTGATAATTCACCAGCTGAAGTGACTGTTACATCAGCATTAGCAGTAATACTAGTTGAACCAACAGAGCCATCTAATTGATCTTCTGCAGCAAAAACAACAATACCAAAATCACCTATTAAAGAAATTATTCCTTGAGTAGAAGTCATTGACTGACCTGTAACTTCAACAGTTATATCTGTGAAAGCTGTTTCATTTCCAATAGATGATGTTAAAGATTGTCCTGTTAAAGCAACTGAATAATTTACACCCCATGCAAAGTCTCCCCATGCGGCTCTTCCCCATCCAGCACCTGTAAGTGACTCTTCATCAATAGTAACTGATCCTATGCTTGAAGACATTGACATTCCACTTGTCAGCGCACCTATTCCAGATGTTACTTGACCAACTGACATGGTTTGTGAAATACCTGCCTGTTCTATTAGTACAGATGTTCCTCCAACAGAAGTTCCTTGTGATAAAGATAATTGAATACCGCTTGGTTGAACAATAGCATCACCTGTTACTGATGCTAAAGTTCCGATAGTTGAGGTTGATGAAATTCCTGTTAAAGATACATCAATATGACCTTGATCGCCCCAAGTACCATTACCCCAAGATAAACCACCCCAAGAATTTGATGTTAAGTTTGCAGAACCGCCCATACCTGAATGGTTTGAACAATAATAATACATCGTTGATGGAGGACCAACTTCTGTTACAAAAAATTCTGTGTATGCTCCAGCAGAGCCTGGAGTTCCGTTTACTGTAATACCTGGTACATATGCAGAGCCTCCTCCGTGTGTACCATCAGAGGTAGTTGAGAATAATAAAGGGTGACCTGCGTTTGAAGAATCTGATTGATCAAAACGATAGGTAGCTCCATAAGCTAAAGATACAGTAGCTTGTAAAGCTCCGTCTATATAATATCGGTTACCCGATCCAGGATTACTTACTGTAACAATAAATGTTTTGGTAGTCACTGAATCGGGCTCCTTTCATTATGCAATTCTTAGGATTGCAGCAGAAGTTGTGAATGCAGGGAACTGAATTGTAAATGTTCCTGAAGTTGCAGTCTTGTCTCCACCGAAATCTAATACAGCAACAGCGTCAGTAGTGTTTGAACCACCATCAGTTGTTGTATTGTAAATTAAAGCACCTCTTGCAGTCAAAGTTACACCAGTGAATGATAGATCAGCAAAGTCTGTGATCGCTACACCTGATGATACTTTTACACCCTGATTAACAAGTGCTTTACCACCTGCAGTGTATCCTGAAGAAGTTACCTCAGTATTACTTCCACCACCTGGGTTAGTAGAGTAGTTTTCTGTTGATGCACCTAAAGTAGCAGCATTAGTATACATTGCTAATTTGTATGTATCAGATGATGTATCAAAATCATGCTTTCCTTGAAGTAACTCTTTTTTAAAAGAATTACATATTGCATTAGTTGTTATAGCCATAATTATTCTCCTTAAATTATTAATTTGGAGCAGGACTAGGAATTTTTATTCTTGGAACTCCATCATCATACTCACCACGTCGTCTTCTGCCCATTTGTTGTAAGGCAAAATTCTGTACTTCTTCATCATACTTTGTTTTGTATAGATTGTACATATCCATGGGTCCTTTTAAATATCTAAAAGCTTCAGATAAGACACCATGTAAAAGCATAGATTCTTGATATGTAGATAAGAATGTGTTGTTTGTAGATGTAAATTGTGGGGGATCTTTTATATAATTTATTTGCACTGTTAAAGCAGAAGCAGGAACAGGAGCAACTAAAATTGTAAAATCATCCCAATTAGCATAATATTTTGGAGTTCCTTGTGCTTCAGTGCTATTGTATTCTGAAATAAAACTTGTGTCCCTTTTTTCTAAAAATACTCTTGTACTACCATCAATAACTTGAACCGATCTTAAAACTAAAGAATCTGCGGGTATAGTTACATATCTATTACCAGCAGTAAATGTTGAAGTAGCGTATTTTCTTAAATCGTCATAATCAACTTTACCCGCAACATCTAATTCAACGGATCTTATAAAATCTTGAATAATACTGTCAGATAAAACATTACTATCTACTTCAGTGTAGTTTCTTACTTGTGTTAAAAATGCTGAATGTGTAATAGCCATTATGTAATACTCACTGTTACGTTACCTAAAATACCAATTAATTGTCTTTGTCTATTTTGTTCTGATCCATTATCAGGTTGCATTCCTGAAGTTAAAAAAGAAAACTCACCTGGTAATGTTAAATCAATTGTTGTGAATCTAGATCCTCCAGAAGTTAAGTTAAAATCTTGAGATCTAGAATTTTGTAAAGCTATTGCATCTGCTTTAACTGTTTTCCTTCTTATTTGAGGATGTTTAGGTTCAAACTCAGATATATGAACTAATGCACCTGTCCACTCTCTAACCATTTCTTTATAAGGAAAAGATTGTCCAGATCTATCTGATATTGCGTGAGATTGTTTTCCTGATGCGTATCCCATTATACTCCATCTCCAAAGTAAGTTTGTGGCGAAATATACAAAGAAGTTCTAGAACCATCTTCATCTAGCGCTCTTTTCATTTCATCTTCATAAGCTAATTTTAACATTTGAGTTCTGTCTGCAGCTTTTAGAAAAGAAATATAATATGCAAGACCTGCAACCATACAAGGTAAAAATCTAAAAGGTGCGTCTGGAGTTTTTGTATATCCTCCTGCATCTTCAATTCTACCAATGTAGTAGTATTTTAAATACGTATAAGTAGTTGCATCTGGTGTTTGGTACAAATATATTTGTGGTGTGATTTGTCTATCTACATAATACTGTGATGGCTGACCTGTAGCACCTTTGTTAGGTAATGCAGCATAATTAGATCTGTCAGTTTTCGTTAAAGAAACATCTGTTATTGTTGGTCCATTACCTGCTCCTGTAGATATGTAAGCTTCTAATACATCGCTACAGTCACTTGGAGTTGCGTATTCAGATGTTCCCGCAGTTAAAAGTTGTTCTTTGTTTTTTACTTTCCAAAGGTGTAATCCTCTATTACCCCATTCAGATAATAATAAATTTAAATTTCTTCTAGCTCTTTTTAAATCATAACCTGACTGAGTAGATAAACCACATCTTTCATATGCTTCATCTATAATCTCATCAATGTTTAAATCAAATGCTGTAGTACCAGAACTTGCCATTATAATAAATCCTTATAGTAATTATCTTTAGTTAAAACCACACCACCTGTATTAAATTTTTTTCCTCCAGATGTATTTCTAATTTCTTCTCTTATTTGTCTTAAACCTTCACTAATAGCAGACTGTTCACTCATACCTACTCGTAAGTCATCTACTATTTCATTAAATCTTTTTTGATTTGATGGACTTGCATTTTTATAATATTTTTTTGCGTAATCGTAAGCCATTAAACTATACCTCTATAATAATCTGCCATACCACCCATGTTTGCTTTAGCAATTGTTTTTACATTAGTTGGTTTTGGTCCTGTGTTACCTGCAGCTCTCTTTCTTGCTACAGCTGATGATCTTTGTGATTTAGACATAGCTCTAGCTTTTGCAAGTGGAACACACTTGGGGTATTTTCTTTTAGAACCAGAAGCTGATTTTCTTCCACATTCTTGAAACTTACCATCTTTCTTTTTTGCTCCAATATCTACCCACTTTTCTTGAAACCATTGTTTGAGTCCACCTCTTTTCATACCAGCAGGCACACAGTTAGGAACCATTCGTCCTCCTTTTTTCTTCATTCCTTTTTGGACGTATCCTTCCCAACAAGTTCCTCGACTAGACATCTATCATGTCTCCGTAGTATGAAACTAAACTTTCATTAGATACGGGTTCTCCAGCAATCTCGCTTTTCATATAAGAACCTGTATAAACTCCTTTATTAGCTTTTATTGATTCTAATGTTTTAGCTTGTTGCTTATGTAATCCTGATGCTTTGTGTAAAGCTTTTGCAACTTTTTTAATTTTTATATCTGCACCTTTACTAGCTTTTTTAGGACCCCAATCTTTTCTTTTTGTACCTGATGGATCTTTTATTTTACCTGCACAAATCTTACTAGCATATGCGTTCGCGTATGCAGACGGATAAACTTTAAATTTTCTTTTAGCGGCCGCTTTGCCTCTAGCACATAATTTAGTCATAGTGTTTAAGCCTTTTTCTGTTGTACAACTTTTTAGATTGTACCACTCTTTGCCTAAACAGTAAATGTCCTGCTAAGAGGATTCTTTTTAGCGGGTTTATATTTTTTAACTGTTTTTTTATCTTTTTTCTTTTCATCTCTGGCACCTCTTAATTGGCCTTCGACTTGTTTTGATATTTGTCCTCTAGTTATTGCCATTATACTAAATCTACTGCCTTTCCTATTATTGGTTTGTATTTTGTTTTACCTTCTGATTTGTACGCGTGTAAGAATTGTTTTCTTGGTTGATCAGGGGTGTAGCTGCAATGTATCCAGCCACTGTTCGGCTCACCAGGAGTGTAGAACTCCAATATTAATTGATCATAGTCTAGGTTTTGATTGATCCAATCAGCCAATTCAGCATTGTCTGTGCCCATGCATTCGAAATCTGCCGCCTCGGCTTTTGCATGCTGGCTGTTGATCGAGCTACCTATTTTTAGGCACAGCTGTTCGCTACGGAAACCGCTTGTCACCTTTACTCTGCCAAAATGGTCACGTACCGGTTGTAGTATGTTCTCACATAATGCTTTTAGTTTTTCTATCTGACCTGAGTTTGGATTGTTATTGATATCCAAACGGATAGCTGTATCTGATTTTATTAATTCTTGTAGAGTAAAATTACGTGAAAGATTCATTTTTTTCTCCTTTTATACTTTGGGTTAGCCAACAATACCAATTATCTGAACTAAAAAAATCAGTATCATTGAAGTTTAAATTTTCATCCATATCAAACTTTTTGTTTTTAATACATTTTTCAAACATTAAAAATTTTTCTGATTTTTCTAATTGTCTTCCTTGTTCCCAAAACACACCTTTTCTTTTAGAAACTAAATAATGCATATTAACAAAATCAATACTATTTTCAAAAAATATCTTCATAGCTTTATTATATAGATCTATATCGTCATCATTATAAAAATTTTTATATATTCTTTTACTTAATTGAAAAATTCCTTCCATACATAATGCTAAACTAGTGCTTTCTAAAGGTTCAATAAAACCAGCAGACAGTCCTACGGATACAACATTATTATCCCATATATTTTTATCATAGTATGGTGTCCAATCTATAACTTTTAAATCATCTGGTGAAATTCTTCCTGACCAATAATTAGATAAAAACTTTTTAGCATTTTCAATATTTGTTATATTTCTATTAAATAAGAAACCAGATCCCATTCTACTCTGTACAGGTATAGTCCACACCCAACCTTCATTTACAGCTTCACATTTTACATAAGGTAATTTTTCTGTATTTTCATTTAAATATGGTACATGACTAGCTACTGCTGTATCACATATTAATCTGTTTCTTAATTCTACCCTATCTCTGTTTTTCTTTAATATAGATTTAAAACCTGTACAATCAATAAATAAATCACCACTTATAGTTTCACCATTTTTTAGAATAAGTTTGTTATTGTCAAAACTAATAACTTCAGAGGCGATAAATTTTACTCTGTCTTTAATTTTATTTTGAATAAATGTTGTCAATAAACCACAATTGATGTGATACGCAGCATTTAATGAATCTGGTAATTTTATGTTTAAACGTTCTTCATACTCTTTAGAATTAGTTTTAGAAACAAAAAAAGGATGAGACACATCTTTATTATTGTCTATCCAATTGGGAAATAAAATACCTAGCTTTTCCGTAGCCTCTACTTCGTCATACCATTCTTCTAAACTAAAACCACAGGCTTGCATAAATATACGAAAGTTTAATAAAGTTGCTTCACCTACACCCACGGGAGTTCCAATTTCTTTATCAACAATTGTTATATTTAAATTAGGAAAATTATTTGAAAGATATGCAGCTGTTAACCAACCTGAAGATCCACCACCTACAATTATTATTTTTTTTATTAAAGTATTTTTGTAAAGATTCATTTTATATATAATTTATGTTTATATTAAATCTAGCTTTAGCATTAGTGCAAGTAGTGCTATTATGTTCTTTAGAGGAATCAAAAAATAGTCCTCTGTTAGCTACTGATTCTATCATAGTGCCGTCTTCCAATACAGTACACCCATCACAAGTATTAAAGGAAAGAACTAAACCTTTGTGTGACATTACATGGTCAGTATGCTTGTCATGGTGCACAATAGTGTCTGTTCTTGGATAACAATTTATTTTTGCTCTATAGATTGCAAATTTATATAATTTTTTAAAAAGTTTTTCATTAAATATATCAAAAAAAAGACTCGCTGGTCTATTATTTTCAAAAAGAGTATGAGTAAAATAAAACTGATTTACATTACTTTTATCTTTACAATCTTTTAATTCAAGTACAGAGTTTTGAAAATAATAAGGAATTTCATTTCCTAAAACTATTTCTTGTAAAGATTTAAAATCTTCTTCTGGTAAAAGATTAT